CTCCAGCAATTCATCCTTGCCACTAACTTCACGGCCGCGGCCGTCATTATCGGGGTCATATTTGGGGATCGACGCGGAAAGCATTATGAGATTGGCCCAGCTAATATCCCATAACACCGCGCGCATGGAAAACCGAAAATACTTTATCACGCTGCCGATGAGTCGCCAGATGTTTGGTTCTTCTCGGCCTTGGTTATCACTGTCCTTGTCGCCAAGACCGTACATGCTAAAAAATCCATGACATTCATCTTGTCGACAATGATACTGAGTATTTCCCGCCCTTCTGCCGGAGATAAATTCTCACGCAGGAACTTCATAAATTTTTTCGATGGTTCTGCCTCAGCGTTCGTTACGGCAAGCGCTATAACATTCACCAGCTTGTCATTGTTCTGGATAATATTCTTAATGCCAAGTTCCAGAAAATCGACTGTGCCGTCCTTTTGAGATAACACCTCACTGCCGGCGAAAGAAAAATTGTCAAGTTCCCTGGCAATCCGTAGAAGTGTTCCTAAAACTATCGGTTTTATCTCTATAACGACTCGTGACGGCCTCAATCCAAGCCGGTGGAGTATATTGGTATGCTTTACCGTAATCGTGTACTGTACGGCCTCCTGGAGCACTGTTCCGGCGATTTTTGAGCGGGTATCGGTTTCCATGAATCCCCTTTTAATGCGCCCCCATAATCAGGGGGCGCATTTCGATTTTCGATTACGACGTTATGACGTGAATATTAACCGGAGCCACGGACGTCGTGGGTTGCAGGATTTTCCCTGCAAACTTTATCGTTCCGGTGTCAGTATCGGTGAACGGGAAATTGCCGGAACAGGCCAGCTTTGCCCGCACAATATTGATTCGCAACTTCGTCGAATCGTACGCCTTTGACGTCAACTCAACGGATTTAATAATTTCCGTCGCCAATGTCGTGGGCGAGTTCCAGATGGTCGCGGTTGTGGACCCGCCGAATGCCGTATAAAAATTGGCAACGGTCAGCTTCCTGGTCGCAAACTCGAACCGCTTCACGCTTTTGCCGGTGATGCTAACGTCAGCATATTCGGCCTCTTCAACGTAAAAATCGGTATCGGTACCAGGTTCAAATACAACAACCGCGGATCCCGGCACAATTTTATTTATCGTAGTAAGAGTGGTCCCCATCGCGCCGCCACCACCAACAGACCCGACGCGAATGGATTCCAGCTTTACAAGTCTGGGGTCATTTGCAGCCATACCCGTTTACTCCTTTATGTTTGGTAATATATCCTTACGCGCAAATTCGAGTAACTCATGCCCGGATGGTCTTGGTCTGGGAAAATCGCCTGGTTTTCGAGGTCGTAATAAAAATACGTTCCAGTCGTATTCCCGTATGCTTCAAGCCTTGCGATAACTGCTCCAGTCATTGCCTTCAATGATGTTTCGTCGGGTATACCGCCGTCCAGGTCTTTCGCAAAGCAATTGACATTTACAAATCCTTCCTGTACATCAGGTCCCCACGATATAGGCAATGGAGCAATTACAATGTGCTTGTCCTCAAGGTTCAGTGGGGATTTAAATCTCCACAGTGCAAGCGTCTCTCCGGAAATCGCGCCGGTGACAGATGCAACGTTAAGAATGAGATAAAACCAATCCGCCACGTCTTGAACGGTTTTCATCCAAGCTCCAGCTCTTTAATCAATTTTTTGAGAAGTCTTTCTGCAGATGGCGCGCTTCCAGACAACACGTCAAATCCTTTTGACTCAACATAGGCGGCATACTCCATTCCGGCCACAACTATAAGGACATAGCCTCCGTTATCGCCTTGGAGCACTTCTTCTGCAATTTTCCTTCCTTCGGATACTCCCTCAGATTTACCACCAGGGAAACTCTCATTTATAATATTGCCATCTTTGGCAATGATGTAGCCAACAGAACTCCGTAAGTTTCCGGTGCGGTCTTTATACGAATCAACAGACCTTGCCCAATTCACGAACTGCTCGCCGACATAGGAAAGCACCCACTCCATATTATCCTCGGCACCATTGACGAAATCGAGTATGCCACGGTCGATATCCCCTGAATTAAATGCTGGCATGAGTGAGTTCAAATTTTTATCTCCAAATGCTTTTGATATACGGTAATGCGGAGCAATTTGTATTCCTTCCCCTTGAATGTTACAGTTGCTTTGTCGGGAATATTATCGGCCTCGCCGAATGGGTCTGAAATAAGCGTCCACGAATACGACAACTGGTCGCCATTAGTCCCTACAATAAACCGCCCCGAATTATTTGGCTGTCCAAGACAGGAAATAGATACTGAGGTTTCGGCACCCTCCGTAAATACTCCTGTTGTTGGATTTTTCGTACCGGTCCCCCTGTACGCTATCGTTGCGGTATGTGGTCGCCTGGTTACCATATTGCGGCACCATTAATGGAAACGCCTTTATCATCGCCGTACTGATGATATATGCTGCTTGCCGTTCGTAACATCGCCCGGCGGTCGAATGCAATTGATTGAGAACCCTCTTGAATGTCAGGGTGATTTGCCAATGCAACGAGCAGATCGGCGTAACACAGGTCAATATTTTCACGCTGTGCCGCCGAATACGTCGCACTGGCAGTTACCCCCCGGTCAATAAGAATTTTTTCAATCAATTGCGAATCGGCGTCATATTCGTTTAACGATTCTAATGCCTCTTGATTCGTCATTCCGTCACCGCCATTGATTAATCGTCAAGGCCATCGGCTTCGGGCGTCGCTTCCGTGTCAAGCCGGAAACACGCGTTGATATTTTCCCAGCTCGGGAATGCGTTAATCATGCCGATGGTATGCTCTTTCACAGGATTTACCTCGCTGTATTTTTCAACGAGAACCGGCCCCGACTTGGAAATAATTGCCTGCTTCGGCGGGTTCGTTTCATCAGCCAGCGGGCCAACCATCGTACTTCCAAGCTGGAGCTCCGGAATGCCAACCACGTACTTGGTCGTCCAGGGATTAACCGTTGTCACGGAATGACTGCTGCTCTCAATCCGGACCCTCGAATTGACGAGGACGATCTCAGGGAGGCCGTCCTGTCCAAGCCGCGCATTAATATCTGACAGCAAGGGCTTGTTGACGAGCGTGTTTGCATTGCCGATGTACTGGATAACTTCGGTCGCCGCGCGGAACTGCTGCCATTTCGTTTTGTTCATGAGCAGATACCGGATTGTATAGCCCAGGTCTTCGGCGGCACTCACCAGGTCCTCGATATCCGTAATCGGTTTGTAGTTCCCGGCAGTGCCGTTATTCCACACCCGCGTTGAGGTCGCCGAAGCGATCTTCCGCTTGTTTGTACTCGGCATCTGGAAGTCAATAACGGATTCAGTCACCAGACCGGCCGCGTTGTTCGTCCGCGAAAGTGACACCTGGCCCGTAGACAGGGCGGTAAGTGCAATCCATTCAAGCCGTGCCCGGACGCCGGAAACGACAAAATCGATATCGCTATAGACGAGATTCAGGATTTCATTTTGCCTCGCCCTTTTCCCAGCATCGGACGTCATATTAACCATCGCACGCATGATGTTATAATCGTTGATTTCCTTTTCGTTCATGGTGCGCATCACCTTGATTGCAGGTATATCGCCACGCAGCTTGTCAATGATTTCCCGCTTTTTCTCAGGCGCGGAAACATCATAGGCAACCACGTCCGCGGCAACCGGCATCTGATTGGCACCAATCAGAGTTTCGTATGTCAAAAACGGCGTAACCTTGAACGGAAAAAACTGCTCGAAGAACAGACCGGGGAAAACACGCACGTTCAAATACGCGTCCACCGTTTTTTGGTCGACTTCTCTTATAAGACTGTGTTCCATTTCGCTTCACTCCCAATTTATCGTTAGGAATTATTTTTCAATATTCGCTATCCCCTTTTCCATTTCGCCGGTATTACGCAAACCGGATGCGGTCTGTAAGCGCCGTTTTTACGACGGTCGGCACGACGTACGGAAGCAAAGATTCGACAACGGTTCCCCGCACTACAATGCCGCTTGAAACATTGGCGTGCGTGACGGACCCGGAAAGCGAATACGTCACAACGTCGATATTGTTTTTTGTGATTCCGGCCGGAGTATATTTCAATGCGATATCGGCGGCCTCGGTCCCTTCGGACGTTGACTGATACAAATAATCGCCGTCCTCATGGGCGAATCCGGCAACGACGGAAATGACGTCATAATCGTCGTTTGTCGTATCGATCGACTGAATCTTGCTTGATTTACTGCCATTGCTGATAAAATCCTCAACCTTGAACTCATGCGTTTTGAGCACCTGAATTGTATTGTCCTCACCGTCGCCATCGGCGTACACTTCGGCGGTTTTTATCAGCCGGTACAGGCCATCGGTATCGGGGTCCGCCCCGACAATCGCACCTGCCTTTATTTCCGTGCTATCGCTTTTGAGGTCTCCGGTTGAGATGGTTGCACCGCCAGGGATATCCTCGAAAACCTTTTGGAACACGGGCAGGTACTGAGTTTCAGACGTCTTGCTTACTGTGAGTCCCATGTGTTAACTCTCCTATATGCAGTTTTTAAATTTCGTTAGTTAATGTTCCAGGCCATTCCCCATTGTTACGGCGAAATGGTAAGAAACATCATCTGCGGCCTGGCGTAATCAGTTCCGTGCGAAGTCCGGAGCAGATAATATCCTACCTGTTGATATGTCCCGCCGGCAAGCGAATCTGACCATGTTCCTTTAATAGTGGAGCCGGTCGAATCCTTGAACGTTCCATATATAGTTGAATCCGGAGAGCGGACTTGCCCGGCGCCGGTGTAATAAATATTTCTTTGGCCGGAATTTCCACCTTCCGCATCAACAAACCGCGGAGAGAACGGGCCCCAGGTCTGCAACCAGCAATAATAATTATTATAGTCGGTCCCGAATGGATTGTAATGCGTAAACATCCCGATGATGCTCTCAAGCGGGATGGTCCCGGACGGCGTATAAACCGCACTATAAATATTGGGCAAAAGTGTGATTGTGTCGCCTTTCGCGGCGTTCGCAGGAAACGGATCTGCAATTGTCAATTCAATTGTGTCATTTGTCGAGGTTGCTGAATCGCTTGCAAGAATGACAGTCTCCCATATCCGGAAAGACTGCGATGAATCCGTAAATGTCAAATATCCATTTCTGAATTGGTTAAGCGTAGCCCCGGACACCCGGACTTTTATTGTCGTGCTGTTGCTGTCATCATACGACCCTGCGGCGGTAATAAGCGTTGCGTCCGTGATTCTTGTCTGTGATACATTTGTGGCAACGGCAAGCCCATAATCGCTTGTGTCGGCAATCCCGGACGTGCAGTCTATTTTTGCATACCGGAAAACCTTCTCGCCGATTTGCAGGCGCGCACCAACAGGATAATTAGCAACGGACGTTATTTCACTCACGCCCTGCCGGAGGTCGGTCGATTCAATCCGGTTTCCGTCAAGAATATAAATAGCGGAAAACGCCGTTTGAAGGACAACCAGAATGGCGATGATGGCGGAAAAAACGCCAATTCCCTTAAATATTTTCATGGTTTCATGTCTCCTGTTAATATGGAAAAATTTCAATTACTGCATTATTGGAAATACTACTCGCCGCCGATTTTTGCAAGACTTTCGGCGGTCGCTTTATCCCTTTCATTCGCGGCTTTTGCAATAGCCACGGCCTCATCTTCGAGGGCGGTTGTGCCATTACCGGAACTTCCCCGGGGGATGCCATGCTGTTTAAGCAATTCGTCAATTTCCTTTTGCTTGGCGCCTGCAATATTATCCTTCAATGATTTGACAGACGCCTTTATGTCGTCCTCCGTTTCGCCGGTAATATGCCCAAAAAAGTTCTCGGAAATTTGGGCTTCTTTCAGGGCGGTTTTTACCATCTGCTCCCTGGTCTGTTTTTTCCTATCATCAAGAAGCGTTTTAATTGTCTCGCCCTGTTGTGAAACGAGTTTTCGCAGCTCTGCGATTTCCGGATTTTCGGAGCTTTCTTTCCCCTTGTTGTCGTCCTTCGTGTCGGGATTGTCTTTCAACAACCCTTTCTCCCGAAGGTTTTTGTCGTGGGTCTCGATCGCCTTTGTTATTTTCCGGTCAAACTCGCTTTGTACCATCTTCTCCAGGACGCCGGCAAGCCCGTTCTCATCGAGGAATTTCTTGAACTGCTCGGGCGTCATGGATTTGTTTGATTCCTTTTTCAAGTCCGCAACTGCCGAATCAATCTGCGATTCGTCCGTTATCGTACTTGCTAATTTTTCGGCGTGCGATTCATCCAGGCCCGCCTTTTTCAACGCTTCTTTTATTTTTTCAAGCATTACGCCCCCTTCGTTTGAAGTGGTCATTTAATGGTATATCCGAACACACCCGCAATAGTCGCATACCGTGACGCTGCAATCATTGACTCCCCGATATTCGGGTAGCGTTTGGACACGTTCATGCTTCGTAAAGCCGTCTGCGTCGTAGCCGGACATTTTATTTCAAGCCATGTACATACTTTTTGGACCGTCTCGGCGGTCCGTTCAATCAGGTCCTCATATTTGATTATGAGTAGATACTCCCGAAGTTCGAAAATGATACTTGCAAAATAATTCCATACTTCCGCTTGACAATTAAACTTGTCTCCGGTTTTAAACGGGAACCCCCTGTATCGAGGGTCAAGCCGTACATCAGATTCATTCAGTTCGGCGGTTTTGGGCTGATTCCAGGAAGCTATTGTATAAACCGGATCCCGTACCATTGCAATCACTTTCGGCCCGTGCGCCATGATGTGATGTATTTTACTCAGGTACGGCACATTGGCTTTCAGACCAATAGCAACGTCACTGTCGAGCGGTTTTTGCACAGTCCCCCAGGTTGTGTGCGTATCGGTTGTTAATTTATTTGGCACGGGCTCTTTCATCAACAGCATCGCCCTGAGAACAGAAAACGCCGCGGGAATGGCGCCGATATTGTATACAACCTCATTGAAGCACACAACATTTTCAATGCCGTTCATAAGAGAACACAGCAGACTTGTTCCCGACCTCGGGATTCCGGTAATAATGAAATCACGCATATAAACAAATCCTCGGCGATTTAAATGCACCGCTAACGGCCATTATAGCCCCTCTAACATCTCTCGTGTTGAATTGACTTGCCGGTTAAGTGAATATGTATCCTCGATAAATTGCCGGTATTTTACAGGCTCATAACTGCCTTTTGTTATTTTCGATATGGCAGAATCTATATTAAAGAACAGATGGTCCGGACTCCATAAGGCGTAAGCTCCATGAAATTCATGGATAATTGGTTTTATCCCCTTTGCCATCGCCTCTGCTATAGCATAACCAAAACTTTCATGAATCGACGTTGACAGAAGATAACTTTTGTCGTCAAGCCATGCGTTAATATC